TGGCAGTTTAATCTCAGTAGGCTCGCCCTCTGAGTTTAAATCTTCAAAGCCTGGTATATCTAATTCAGTATGTATTTCGTGTACTTTACAAGTATCAGTATCGTTATAGCTAGGACTGACACCTTGAAGTTCGTCTATCTCTTCTTGAATCTCATCGTAATCGTCTGCCACAATGTTACCCATAGATATATCTACATCACGATAAAATCCTACCTGTTGTAGTTTTTTTATGTCATTGATTGACATATCAATACAATGCGTAATTCTTGTAGCACTGTGCAAGTCAGTTGCAGAGTAAGGCACAATCAAGTCCTCACTAGGTATGAACTTAGATACAGCTCTGTCTAAGTTTTGATCGTAGTAAACTTTTCTAAACGCAGAACCTGATAGTGGTAAATAGAACAACATTTGGTCTGTTTCAGAGTCATACTCTTTCATAACCTGCATAAGCTGATAGTTCATAAACTCTTGAACTCTCGATGCTTGTTGCTCAGATTCAGCCGTTGTCATACCTAGGACTTGAGTTTTGACAGGCCCTTGAGATGGGAGTAACTCATTGTAGGCCTGTGCTTGGAACTGAGTAACAGATTCTGCTAAAAGCGGGTGCATAACTCCAGAGGCACCCTCGAAAGGTTGTGTTCTTTCCTCGTACTTCATGCCCAACTGTTCAAGACCTTCTCTGTAAGTTTTTTCCCAATCAGATCTTGAGTCTTTGTCAGAACTAAAATTAGCCATTAAGTCATTCTTAATGGTGCTAAGATCAGAAGAATCTAGTTGTTCTGCTAGGTTGGAGTAAAAGTCGGTATCATCTACAGGTGGTGTGGGAGCACCAAACATAATGGTACCGTCTTCCATTTGCTCAAACTCTTCAAGATCAGGGCTCTCTTCTTCAACCTCAACCTCTAGTTCCATTTCCTTTGAACGATCACGAACTCCTAGCTCTTGTTGATCTTCAATGGTTATGGCTTTGTCTACATCTGCCATATCAACCCTTTACGTTATATTTTACTTTAAACCTCAACAGTTCCTGTTTCATTTCAGATATTTCTTTAGAATCCTTGTTATAAGTTTTATTACTTATGTAAGGAGAATCTTGTCGTAGCCTATTTTCTTTCATACGAATTTTATCTTCCATTCTATCAGCTTTTTTTCTAACAGCCCTGTCCATAACTTTTTTTAAAGGCTTGCTAACATGTTGCAAACCTTTTCTAGCTATTTGTTTTTTAGGCATATTATCCTTTTAAAGCCCTACCAAAACCTCTTTTGGCTGCACCAACACCTCTTGGTGTTGATCTTCTAGCAGAAACTACTCCACCTGATTTCATTTTATTAGCTCTTCTAGCTTTTCTACGCTGTTTAAAAGTTTCAAAGCCTATTCTTTCTTTTCTACGAGCTTGTCTTTTTCGCTTTCTAGGGCTTCTATTTTTATTAACTTTATCGACAATAGATTTAGCATCCTCTTTAGATAAAGGTTCTTGTTTTTTCTTACCACCAGCTCTGTTATAAGCTGCTAATCCAGCTGTGTCAGTTGTATAACCTTTTTTCTTAAGATCGTCTTTAGTAACGGCTGTGTATTTTTTACCGTTGTGAGTAAACAAAGTTCCTTCTCCTTTAGCTCTAGCTTTTCTAAAAGCGTCATCAAATGATTGTCCTTTGTTTTTTCTTGCAGAAATAGCTAAACCTGTTCCTACTGTTGCACCTGCTGCTGCTGTTCCAGCTAAACCAGGATTAACTTTATTAGGTTGAACTGGTTTTGCTTTACTTGCTGGACTAGGTTTAGGTTTAGTTACTCTAGTTTTAGGTTTAGGTTTAGGAGTAACTTTTTTAGCTACCTCCTTAGCACTCTTTTTTGCGATTGTTTTTTTTACCATGATTTAATTACTCCCATAACTTTAATAGTATATTCTCTGTTTCGGCACTGGCTCATCGTCTTCCTCATCTGAATCAAGTCTTACGAAGTTGCCCTGACGAAATCTTAGTATAGCCTGTGTTGTCGAATCTACAAAATCATCGTTCTCTCCATACGGAAAGGCCGCACATTCTTCTATCACCTCTTCTGCGAAGATCGTGTCTGGAGCCCAGACCATACCAGCTTCAAACACTGGCGATACCGAATGCACTCGAGTGACTTTGTCTCTTCCTTTCGTTGGACGATAGTTCACAACTGGGATTCCCATCATTCTCAACTCATGCGTCAAAGGAGTACCACTTGCTTGTGATTCTATCAGCACTGTATCAGGTTGCCAATACATAAATTCATCGTAAGCTGTCGCCTTCAACTCAGGAAAGTCCCACCGACCTCGTTTGGCATCGAGTAAAATGATAGATTCTGGTGCACCGTCACTAGGACGAAAGACTCCCCACGTAGTAATCGCAGAGTAGTCAGCCGTTTCTTTAGAACTAAACGCAGTATCGTAAGATTGCAGTATGTAAGTTGTGTTAGGTGGGTCGTCATGCTCCCATTGTTGCCACCAATCTCGTTTTAACAGGGCACCTTCCTCAGAAGTTGGGTTCTGCATGTACTGAGCATTCCATTTTGCTACAGGAATCGAGGCTTTTACGGACTCAAGCTCTTCTATTTTCCAAAACTCAGGCCATAAAGGCTCGCCACTGTCCAAAATGGCAGGTAATTCTAGTATATCCCACTGATCTGCGTGGTCTTCAGACATTCTTTTGATAAGTTTTTCAGTTAAATCAAGCGTACTCCACCTTGTCATGACAATAACTATAATTCCGCCTGGTTGTAAACGCTGTCGTGGTCCAGATGTGTACCATTCGTAGGCAGATTCTAGGGCAGTTGGGCTCAAAGCGTCCTGTTCAGAGTGTGGATCGTCAATAATCAGCAGATCCGCACCACGACCCGTGATAGCACCGCCCACTCCTGCGGCAAAATACTCGCCACCGTGGTTGGTTTCCCACCTACCTGCTGATTTGCTGTCAGCAGAGAGTCTAACCTTGTCGAATATTTGCTTATATTCGTCTGTATCCATGAGATTTCTAACCTTACGCCCAAACCTTGCAGATAGTTCGGCGGTGTGAGTCGTTTGCATGATCTTCATATCAGGGTGCAAGCCCATAATCCAGCTAGGAAAGAACACGGACGCAAACTCTGACTTGGTGTGACGAGGTGGCATGTTCACGATTAGGCGTTTGGTCTTGCCCTTGGCTACGTCTTCTAGCTTTCTAGCAAACAATCTATGGTGTTCGCCCTCGATGAAGCCGTCCCATACATTTTTTACATAGGCTATGAAGTCTTCTTTAGATTTTTTGCTGGTGTCTAGCTGATCAATACGATTTTTGATCATGACCATCTCTTTTAGAGCCTCGTCTGATACGTGTTCTAGTTTGCTGTCTTTTCCCATCTAAATTTAAGTTGTCCTGTAACTGGTTGCCATTCTCTACCTGGTCTAGTTGTCCATCCTTTGCCTTTGTCCCAACCGCCAGTCTCTCCTATCATTTTCCATCCTACAGCTTTCATGGTAGATCCAGACTCTTTTTGCAATGTATAGGTAATCATTCTTTTACCACCCATTTGTTGCCAAACTCTCCAAGATTTTCCATACAAAAATGAATTTGTATTTTTTGGAGCGTCATCTAAAACGCATGATCTAGTTACTTCTGCTGTAAATCCATCGTCTAACTTTCTAGCAACTGGTCTTCCTACGATAATAACTCCAACAAGTTTATCATTGTAGCTGGCACCTAAGCAAAATTTAGCACCCTGTACTTTTTTATTATGTCTATGGAAGTTTTCAACAAATAAATTTGCTTCCTTTAAATTTATAGGAACCACTTGTAATCTCTCCATGTGAAATATGGTACCTCATTATGGTACCTAATTAAAGCAAGGGGGGGTGAAATGGTTTTGGGGGTAATTATATTTGTTGATAGTTATTTATATACTACGCGGATTTTTGCCACGCCCTTATATGTGGGGGTGGGGGTGCCTGGTTTATGATCTGGAAAAAACGCCTGGCGTTTCAATAGAGACCCATAAGCAGCTATAAATTAATTTAATTAATTT